GGATGGAGCAGGCCGCCAAGGAGCTGGGCGCTAGTGCCACCCCCGAGAAGGTGAGCGCCCGGGCTGCCGAGCTGGAGGCCGAGCACCTGCGGCGGACGATGGAGATCGTGCTGGCCAAGCCGGACCCGGCCAACATGATCATCCCGGAAGCACCCACCCCCAATATGCGGCCGGTAGACCCCGAGCTGCCTGGGCCGGAGGGCCGCCCCGCGCTGCCCGGTACGGGCACGGCAGTGGGCCCGGAGGTAGCCCAGGAGGTGCTCCCGCCGGAGGCGGGGGCGCTGAGTACGTTTGTGCGCCGAGTCCGGGACTTCGTGGTCGGGGACAACCCGCCTCCCGATCCTGACGGCCTGGACTTCATCCCGTCCAAAGAGGTGCGAGAATCCGTTCGCCGGTTTCTGCACCACGCACAGGACGGGCTCAAGGCCAACCCGATAGACGAATCCCGCCTGCAAATCCTGTCTGACTCCCTGTCGAACTCGAAGGTGTTCCAGGGGATACGGGACAACCTTGGCAGCACCGCCATCGCCCTGCTGCGGTCCGAGTCTCCCGTTGCCCGCTGGTACGCCATGCAGGCGCTGGAGAACACGACGGGGGCGTATCGTACGTCTACCGTCGCCATGACCAAAGCTCAGCTTGAGAGCATGTACATGGCGGATGTGAAGAACGAGTTCGAGGCCCTGTTCCGTGCGTGGCTGAACGAGCGTGGCCTCCGCCCGAGCGTCTCCGAGTTCCTCACCAACAAGCACTGGAACGAGTTCAACGACCAGGTGTTCAAGTACCGCGAGGGCATCCGCAACGGCATCCGCGTGGTGGACCTCAACGAGAGCCCGCTCATCGCACAGGCATCCAAGCTGCTCACCAGGCAGTACGACATGATGCGTCGGCACCAGATCGAGGTCCGCGTGTCCGGGTTCGGCTCCCTTCCCGATAATTCCGATGGCTACCAGCCCTGGGCGATCAGCCCCAAGAAGTGGCTGAAGCTGTCCCAGGCCAAGAAGCGGGCGTACGTCCGCGCGCTGTCGGAGGAGGTGCAGAAGCGTCACGGGTGGGACAAGGAGTTCTCGGACTTCTTCGCCAGGCAGTATGTGGACCAGGTGAACAAGTGGGTCAACGGCGGCGTACATGCGTCTATCGTGCCCAACGAGTCCGCTGTGGAGGTCCTCAAGAGGGCGTGGAAGGCCCGCGGCTTGTCGGACGCCGAGATTCAGACCCGCTTGGACGAGTTCACCAAGGGCGGTCGTTCTCAGACCCGCGGTCGTCTGGAGCGTGACATGCTCACCCCGTATGATGACGGGGAGGGCGGGTACTTCACGCTGGCCGACATCATGGAGACGGACGCTATGGCGCTGCTGCAACGGCAGGCCAAGCGCGTGTCCGGGGAGGTGGCGTTCGCGCGCCACGGCGTTACCTCGGACAGCGAAATTCAGTTGCTCCGCGCGGCGATGGAGTACACAGGCGCGACCCAGAAGGAGCTTGAGGCGTTCGACCAGACGATCGCCGAGATGCTGGGCCGTCCCTTCCGGGACAGCACTCCGATGTTTGTGGACAACCTGCGTGCCGCCACTTCCCTGGTGCAGCTTGGCGGCATGGGGTTCGCTCAGCTATCCGAGACGGCCAACGCCATATCCGCGTTCGGGGTTGTGCAGACCCTCCGCAAGGTTCCGGAGTTCCGGCGCATCATGTCGGAGGTCCGGGCTATGGCCAGGGGAGAGAAAGTCGATAACCCTATCTTGGGCGGCTTTGACTCCTTCTTCGGCAACATCGGGATGCACCACTACCGCAATACCTGGGCACACCAGATGGGCGACCCCAACGAGGTGGCTTTCGGCCGGGACAGTATCGGCGTCATCGCACGGCTTATCCGAGGAGGTTCCCACCTCCAGGCCAAATGGTCTATGTGGCGAATCATCCAGGCCGTGCAGCAGCGCGCCGTGGCGGAGATGGCGATCAACAAGGGGCTCGTGTACATCCGGGACGGCATCGAGACTGCGGCCCTGCGTGACATGGGCATCAGCTCAGAACTCGCAGCCCGGATCAGGAAGGACCTCAAGAACGTCGCGGAGTTTGACGAGCGTGGAGTGGTCCGGTTTGAGCCGCACCGCACCCAGGATGAGCAGGCTATGAACGAGTTCATCGCCGCGATCCGTCGGGGCGTGGGGCAGATCGTCCAGGAAACCTTCGTCGGGGAAACGGGTAAGTGGGCGCATAACGGCTGGTTGAAGTTCCTGACCCAGTTCCGTACGTACTCCATCACTTCCTTCGAGAAGCAAGCCGTCCGGCAACTGCGTACGCACGGGGCGGCCAAGGCTGCCGCCATCCTGCTCGGGTCCATCTCCGTGTCCGCCCCCATCTACGCAACCCGCGTCATGTTGAGCGCTGCCCTTATGCCCGCCAGGGAGCGGGAGGAGTACCTGGAGAAGCGTCTTGACCCGTGGGAACTGGGCATGGCCGCGCTCGGCTATACCGCGATAGCGGGGTCCCTGCGGGACATGGTGGATATAGGCGGTACTGCACTGGGCTACGATGTACCGGGCTCTCCCCGCGTGCCCCAGGGCGGCGTCCTGTCCTCTTTCGTGCCTGGCCTGAGCCTAGCAGAGGACTCCATCGCCGCCCTGCGGGGACTGGCACCCAAGATGCGGTCGGACGGTACCTTCGGACCGCCCGATCCTGACGCCGTTCTCAAAGTACTTCCCTTCGGTCGGCTCCCCCAGGTCGCGCCGATACTGAAGGGATTAACCGCAAACTAACCATAGGAGCCCACATGGCTGATCCTTATGACACTCCGGGCTACCGTTACTCGGTTAACGAGTTCCCGGGTGACGGCACCACGATCAACTGGAACATCCAGTTTGCGGGGCGGTCTCCCGGGTACATCAGTATTGACCATGTACGGGCCTCTATAATCGACGAGGACGGGGTGGAAACACCCATCACCCTGTCCCAGTCGAACTTTGTCCAGCCCACGCTGCTGCGGATTGAACCCCCGGTGCCGGCTGGTAGCGTCCTTCGGGTGTGGCGCGACACGCCCAAGGACGAGCCCCTCCTCGACTACAACGACGGGGCCCTCATGACTGAGCGGAACCTGGACACCAGCTTCGCCCAGGCGGTCTACGCCGCTGCGGAGATGGTGGACCGGGCCGCTGACAGTCTAGAGGACGTGGAGGAGTTCTCGCTGGCCGTCCTGGACCGCCTGGCGGATGTGGAGAACACCGCCAATACGGCCCGGGACACGGCTGACGCCGCACAGGATACCGCGAATGCGGCCTTCGCGTCTGCGGCCTCTGCCGTCAGCACGGCGAATGACGCGCTGGCCGGGGTTGAGGGCGCTACCGAGGCGGCTGATCTGGCCACGGCTGCGGCCAACGCGGCAAACGCAGCCGCTGCTGCGGCCACCACGGCCGCCAATGACGCCGAGCAGGCCGCTACGGACTCCCTAGCCGCCGCCGCGGCGGCCCTGTCTACCGCCGCAAACGCGGAAAGCGTGGCCCTCGGTATTGACGGCAAGGCCCAGGATGCCCTGGACACTGCCGCAGCCGCGTTGTCCACCGCTACAAACGCCGAGAGTGTAGCCCTCGGCATTGACGGCAAGGCCCAGGACGCCCTGGACGCGGCGGCTGACGCCATTGCGACCGCCAACGCCGCAGAAGCCACAGCGAACGGCGTGGACGCCAAGGCCACCCAGGCCCTGGCGGATTCGGCGGACGCCTTGAGCACCGCGACGACGGCCTTGAACACTGCCTCCGCACTATCGGTGAATTTGGAGTGGCTGTCCCAGCCATTGGGCGTTCCTATCCCCATCTTCACCCACCTATTTGATAATGTGGATGATCGCTTGCCGCCGCTAGATGACCCCCGTTTCCGTTATGTCTATCTTGCGGCCGGGGACCCGTACAACTCCGGAGTGCTGACGAACGAGACGGTTACAGGCTCGGCTCCTGAAATTACGGCTACGGCGCAGATCAACGACCCCGGCAGCCCCTTCCACGGGAAGACGATCCACTTGATAGGCACAGAACGGCGTTTCCTCCGCGGAGCACAGACTGCGGGCGTTTCTGGGACTGTGGCGTTCTCGCAAAACAAGGCCCACAACCACACTGCCTCCACGGCTTCGGCTGGTTCACACGTACACGCGATTTACGGCAACGACCGCGTTGCGGGCACGGGCGGCGGTACGGTGCGGAGCGCGGGCGACAGCGCCGGCGTTAACAGCGCGGCGGCTGGTACACACACACACGCGGTTACGGTGAACAGCAGCGGCGGAACGGAAGCCTACCCCACCCACATCACGGCTGCCTACGTTATGAGGATTCGCTAATGCCCTACGCCACCAACGGACAGATCAGCGTCGCCCCTATTGAGGGCGGCATCGAGATCACGCAGCAGCAGTACCAAGACGCGCTGGCCGCCATGCTTGAGGGCAAGGTGGTCGTCGTAGAAAACGGCCAGGTGGTGCTCCGGGACCCGCCCCCGCAGGAGGAGCCGCAGCCCGAGCCGGAGGAGCCGGAAACGCCCGCCTACCCGACTTTCACTCCACTCGAACTGCTTGAGCTGTTCACCGAGGATGAGCAACTGGCCGTTGTCTCGGCCACGATGAGCAGCCCGGCGATCAAGTTGTGGTACGACAAGCTGCTCGCGGCGGGCTTCATCACCTATGAGGACCCACGGACCGAGGCCGGATTGCAGGCGCTCGTTGACAACGGGCTGCTCGCCCCAGAGCGCAAGGCCGCGATCGTCGCCGTCATGCAGCCGCCCGACCACATTACCGCATGAGAACCAAATAACATGACACCCCATACCCGTTCCGCTGCTGAGCAGGCCAGCAACGTAGTCGCCGGAACGACGATCGGCTTCACCGTCCTGGGCATTTCTGTCCAGGACTGGGCCTCTATTCTTGCAGCCCTTTGGTTGATCTGGCAATTCGGCTGGTCCATCTACGGTAAGTGGAAGGAATCCCGCCGACCAACTACGGAGTGATCTATGGCCGCTACTGAAGATAAGCTCGGCGCGTTGCATGATGCGCTCGCCACCATCCTGACCCAGAAGGTTCAGGAGGAGGACACGCCGGCCGCCATTCTCGCAGTGGCGGCCAAGTTCCTCAAAGACAACAACATCACCTGCTCCCCCGCCGGCGACAACGCCCTGGGCGAGCTGGAAGCCGCCCTG